CATAAATAAAATATACAAAAGATATAGGAAACTATAATGAGCGAAGATGAAGATTTTAGCGACGAAGAAAAGAGTTACCATGAATGGGTAAGTAAGAATCTCTCCTTTATCAGTCAAAATAAACAATCTGTTAATGTTATGAAAAGATTATATCTGGAAGGTTTTGCTGCCGGATGGCAATATCGAAAAGAATATGACGCAAGAGAGTGGCTACAAAAATGACTCAAACTTATGATCCTAATTGGAATCCAGATGAATATGATATGACTCTGAAATATGAGCCAATGAATAGTTCTAAAATTAGCGATATTTTAACGAGATATAAGAATGAACCAGTTCTTGATTATATTAAAGATTTATGGAAACTTATTGACTATCAAAAACAAGAGATTTGGAAACAAAGAAAAGAAATTATCTCAGTCAAGCATAAAATAGCATGGAAACATTACGACAAAGAAGTAGACCATACTGATCCTGTAAATAGAGTCAATACTAATAAACCAAAACGTACAGATGAAATGGGTTGCTAAATGTTTAAGATTACAGAAGTAAAAAGTTGGGCTAAAACTTGGGGTTATTCTATCATTAAAGAGAAAGATGATAGTGTTAATGGTGCTAGTTATTACTGGTGCAAAAACGACGATCCAAATGCTACAGGAGTTGCTCTTAGTGTGAGTAAAGTTGCAACCGCTATTTATAATCATATGACTAATGATAAATATGTAGAACATCAAAAACAATATCAAGAGAAAAAAGATGATACAAAATTCTCAACAGCAGAATAATGATATTGAAAATCAATGCGTAGTACCAGTTGTTGTTACTGCTCCTATAATAAATGGTATAATTGGTGGAATATCCAGTGTAATTACTGCTTATTTTTTTAAACCAATATGGGATAAAATAGTAAAGGTATGGAAAACAAACGATGTATCTTAAATTAATATCTAAATCTGGTGAGTGGTTTGATTCTGGAACAGAAGTTTTTGATGCTACTATTTGTGATTGGGGCAAAAGTAATAAAAGACTTTTATTAGATGATTTTAATACTCATTGGAAACCAGCAGGACATATCTTGGCAAGAGGATTAAAAAATGGTTTTTGGGATGAGGAACTTTGTCCATTAGAAGAGTTTGAAATATCGTATACAGAGGATCAAATATGAATACAGTAGAACTATTAGGTTATTATGGTGATGATAAAATCCACGCATGTTCAGCATGGACTAGCACATCAAGAGATTTATCGGAAGATAAAATTGCTAGAATCCCTAAATTATTGAAAATGTTAGCAACAGAGGGTCATCATACTCCATTTGAAAAATCCAATTTACATTTTTTAGTTACTACAGATATTGCTTCCCATATACATATTATTAAACATCGTATTGGAGTAAGTGTCAACGGAGAAAGTGCTAGATATAAAGAAATTAAAGAAGATCAATATCTTATTCCACAAGACTGGCCCGAAATTTGGAAACAACAACTAGAACATTATACAGAAAACGGACTAAGACTATATCATGAGTGTGTTCAAAGTTTAACTGAAGTTTATGGAATAGATAGAAAAAGAGCAAAAGAATCTGCTAGATTTTTTAGATCCTATAATACCCAAATTACTGCTGATGTTATGTTTAATTGGCGTAGTTTTTATCATTTTCAGTCTTTGCGAAATAAATCTAATGCCCAACTAGAAATTAGGGAAATTGCACAAACTATGTTAGATTTAGTAAAGAATATTGAAGGCAATCCATTTGAATATACAATAGAGGCATTTGATTTATAAGATTTTATCAGATTTTCGGATATTATCAGCAGCCCACAATGGTTGTAAATTAGTATAATGAAAACAGTTCTTTTGTTGTTTTGGATCTGTTAAATCAAAACTAGCACAAGGAATTATATGATCTATATGCCAACCATTTTTACCATAGTTTTCCCAATTCATACCTTGTTGAAATAATTTAGATAAATATTCTTTTAAAAATTCAATGCTGCATCCAATCAACTCCTTTGTAGTTCCATGTTTTTTATTGTTTTTTATCGCTTGGTTTAATCTGCTTCTGAGACTGCCTTTTATCCTATATAATATATCATTTTGTCTTTTGTTCTTTTCGTATTTTCTTGAGTGTTTTCGATAAACTTTAGAACTTTTATATGTTAAGATTTGCTTTTTATTTTTTTCATAATATTTTTTATTATATTCCAAAATTTTATCTTTGTTTGAGTCCCTATATTCTATCATATAGTCTTTTCTTTTTGATAAAATCTCTGACTTGTTTTTTTGAAAATGCTGCTTATGATATAGAGCAACACAACTCTTACATCTTGCGTCCAGCCCAAATGCTCCACCTTTTTTCTTATAAAAAGATGTAAATAGCTTTTTCTTTTTACATAAACGACATACTTTTTTAGACATTTTTAACTCCTTATTTATGGATACACCAATTTTCAAGAATTCACACAATTTCCTACTATTGGAGAGGCATTGGGATGGGCGTCTTAACAATTAATATAACTCCAGAAATTTATCAAGAAGCAGAACAACGCAATCTGTCTTATAAAAAAAAGTATGGAAATGCTGGCACTCATAGATTAAACAAAGATCGTCAAAGAATGACGGGGTATCTAGCAGAAGCCAGTATTAGATCGTATTTTCCTCAACTAAATTATAGCGATAATGATAATGTAGATTTCATAATTGATTCAATAACAATTGATTCAAAAGCACAAGGATGTAATACGAAACCATTAGATAATTATGTTGGAACACTTTATGAAGAACAAAAAGCAAGAGATGTAGATTATTATGTTTTTAGTAGAATAAAAAATGATTTTACCATCGCATGGATATGTGGGGCTATTTCAAAAAAAGACTTTTTCGATCTTTCGACCTTAGTAAAGGCTGGAACGACCAATAATAATTTTACATACGATCAAAGTAGGTATGAGATACAATATAATAAATTAATAGATATCAAGTCATTTCTTAACCAGATTGGATCATATAATGAAACTGTTTAATATTACTGCTCAGGTTTATAAGAATAATGATCTTTCAAAACAGAATCTATTAATAAATGAGGTTCACGATGGCTTGTCCTCTGAAGAAGCATTAAATAATTTTAAGCTTCATTTTCCTTCCATAGAATACTCTTTAGTAAAAATCCTATCTGTTGAACAAATTTCTAAAGTTTTTGCTTGACTGTAGCCGATACTTGTGGTATGCTGGTCAAAAACGAGGAAACTATGCGTTACGGATTGTGTTGTATTTCGCTCAAACTTAAAGAGCAGGGTATTGGTCATCAGACCATGACTTTTAAACGCTTCAATTCTCTGCCGCGAGAAGAAGCCATAGGAATCCTTGGAGATAGGATTCTTAATAATCTTATTACTACTCGTAAAACTATTGAGTTTTGCGGACAAAGTGACTATGTTTATCGTGTTAGTAGCGATATTTTTCCTCTCATTACTTATGATGAGGCTAATGTAAGTTTGGAAGATTTGCCAAACCATGATGAGATTCAAGATGAGTTTGATAATATCTCACAAACTATTATCTCTAGTAATGTTCGTGTTAGTTGTCATCCTAGCGAATTTAACAGTTTGTCTAGTTTGACTCCAAAAGTTGTGGAAAAGACTATTACAGAATTGAACTTCTATAGTAGTTTTTTTGACAGAATTGGCTTGCCAGCAGACACTAATTCCCCCATGAATTTACACGTTCATAACAACAATGGAACCAGAGAAGAAATTAGTCGTCGTTTTTACGAGAACTTTAAAAAGTTGGATGAGAATTGTCAGGCAAGGCTCACCATAGAAAATGATGACAAACTTAATTGCTGGAGTGTGAAAGAATTAGTAGATATTTTTCACCCGATTACTCGCATCCCGATCTGTTTTGACTATCTGCATCATAAGTGCCACCCCAATACTTTAACGGAAGTCGAAGCAATTAATATGTGCTTTGACACTTGGCAAACTCGTCCATTATTTCATTATAGTGAGAGTAGGGTTGGAAATAATCCAAGGGCTCATGCTGATTATGCTGAAAATGCTTTTGATACTTACGGACTAGAATTTGACGTTGATATGGAACTGAAAGCAAAAGACTTGGCTATAGAAAATCATATAGAAATTACTAAGGGAGTCGCAGCATGAGTCATCATCTAATTTTAATTACAGGATTAATTTATATTTGGGTGGCCTTTGAGCAAGGAATCTTGCATAGGAACTACGGTATGCTTATTACATATATTGGCTACGCATTTGCAAATATTGGTCTATATATGTTAGCATCAAAATAAGGGGTTACTTATGAAAGAACCAACAAAGATAAAACTTACTGATAATCCAGAGAATAAAAACGTAAAATTAACACCACTACCATCAACGCAATATTATGATGTTGAAATGTCAGATGATGTTTACATAAAATCATTGGAAATATATGAAGATAATCAACAAGACAATTCGGAAAGCATATAATAATTGGAATCCTTGCAAGGCCATTCGTTGTTATCATTTCTCAGCAGCATTTCATGGGACTAAATTAATTTGTTTCACCAAAAACAACCCGATTAAGACTCATGCTGGTGCTTATAGAATCGGTGAAGATTTTAATCTGGAAAAATATAAGGAGTTCCCATATTATCATTCTGAATCTCGTCTTATTTCTAAACTTTTGGATCAGTATAATACCATTGATTCTAATTGGTCAGTTGTTGTATTGCGTATCAACCGAAAGGGACTTATTTTAGGAAGTAAGCCTTGTAAGAATTGTAATAAACTTTTAAGTGCTGTTGGGTTAAATACAATTTATTATAGTACAGACGATGGAAATTTTATTGACAACTTTGGAAATTTGATTGAAGGCAACCAGTTGACAGTGCCGATGGTTATGGTATAATCCGCTATACGGAGGCTACCTATGAATTGTATTTATTGTCAAGAAAATGTTGGATTTGACCGCTACGAGTTTCTTGTCGAAACTGGTCGCAAAATTATCTGCAAAGATTGTAGTGTAGAAAATCGTGCTGTGGGATTTTTATCATACAGCCATAAAACGGCCCCTGAATTAGTAATGATACCAGCAAACAATAAAGAAGAAATCAGAAGATGTAAAAGGGTAAATCGTAGGGCTAGATAATGATTAAAATCAAATTTTTTTATACCAATTTCAATATCGAAATACAAAAATGGTTAGATGAAAATCAAAATATAGAGATTATATCTACCAACTTAGCCTGTAATAGACTAGATTGGGCATATTCTGTTCTTTACAAAGAAAAAAGAGAAATCAATGAATAAAATGACTTGGCTAGATTTATATAACTTTCTTTATGAAAGGGCCAATGATATTAATAGTGAAGGTAATTTTCCTTGGCAAGAACCTGTACAGGTATTTGATTTT